GAAAGTCCGAAGAACAGGCGTACAGAGAAGCCGGAGTTCCTAAGATATGGGCTGTTGATGATGATAAGATAGATAGTCTTGTGAAGGTTTCTAATTACATCAACGAACATTCACCGGAAGAAATTATTTTCACTATTGACGATGATGTTGATAGCTTCCTGTATCGAATGGATAAGAATATCAAGTTAGAGGACAAGGAAGCTATTATATGCGAGATAGAGAGAATAGCTCAGATTATGTTGGATCTAGGAATTGGATTCGGGGCAGAGGATGCGGCAATAGCTCCATGGAACTATGTTGCTGAGTTCACATTCAAGGGAACAACAGGAGCAATGCGTTGGTACAACAAGAATGTATATAAGTCAAGATTCGATGAAAAGGTATATCATAATTGCGACATTGATGTGATGCTCCATGAGCTGTTGGTGAACCGGATAATTCTAAGACCTATGTATTTTTGTGTAAATGCCGGTACAGATACAAACGCAGGAGGAAATTCAAGCAAGACCAGGCAGGCTCAAATAGACTGTGTTACCGAGATGAAAAGGAGGTGGGGAAGGCACTTTGACTATAACTTCAAAAACAATAAGCCTAGCATAAAGGTAGAGAGATAAACCATTTGACACCTCGGTAGGGTGTGTTACGCTTCGTACGCTTAAAATAACCAAAAGGAGGTGCATTATGGCTTATCCGTTTACTGATACCGGATATAATATGTATGACATGATAAGTATGTTGCAGAAAGGAATCAGGCGATATGACTTTGAAAGAGCAGGGTTTGCCGCATATCAAGTTAGGAACTCCTACAGAAAGGTAATGTGGAACAGACTCCTAGTTATATCAGCAGAGGACTGCTTCGGAATTATCACAAAAGAAATTGTTGCTCTAAAGAGGAATGATGATGCAAGGCCTTCTGATTTAAACATCAGTAGGGCTGTTGCCTTACTATCAGCTTCCTTCAAAAACAGAGATGCCTGCTACTTTGCCTGCAACTTTGTTTTAGCTTCCAGGAAGAGCAGGGAGATTGAAGTAAAGCATCAAGATGTTGATGCCTTATCTCGAAGAATCAGAATGAGGACCAATCCTGAACATTTCAATGGAAGCTATGATCGGGGAGGATTCATGCAGCTATCAATGTTCGATGAAGAAGAATCAAAACCTACTGTCCTTGAGAATGATGAGTACAAACTCTATGAAAGAGGGCTGTTCATCCAAGAGGCACTAGCTCATAAGGATATGGACTTGATCGGATATTGGATTGACTCTATGAGGTATACAGACAGAGAATTTCTATGGGATGTATTCGATGATTATGCAGAAATGTATTCAGGGTTTCTTTCCAATGAAATTCATGCCCTCAGAGAAGCTGATTGCATTGTTAATGACAAGAAAAAGGATAAGGATGAGATATTCATAAGCAAAGTGGCAATTCTCTTATGCCAGTCTACAGATGAAGATTATCAATCCTTAGAATCCTGCAAGATTGTAAATGCTAGAAACCTCATAGGATGGGAGGGGCATAAAATCAAGCCCATCTCACAATGCAAACTTGTTGATAATCAGATTCCTGAATGGGTATATGATTGCCATACATTAAAAGGCAAGAAAATGGGAAAGACAGACTGGGATATGACAACTACAGAACAGGAGGCTTTAACACCTTTGAGGAAGTGCTATTTCGATGATGCTAGTTGGCTATACACATACCAACAAGACTTGGAGAATGGAAGCATTACAGAGGAACAGATGAAGCCTATCCTGGAATTTGCCAAAACTCATGAGGTCAATCCGGTCAAGCCACTACCCTATAAAAATAATAATTGACATACCGGATAGTTTTGTTATCGTACGCCCATCTCAATAAACAACAAGAGGTGGGCGGCATGATTAAGAAAACAGACCAAGTGAGAGAAGCACTAAGAGCAGGGGACTTGAAGAAAGCCCTGAAGATTGCAAAAGGATTCAGACTCAATATTACAGCAGATGAGAGGGACAGGATGACAAGAGCCTATGAGTGTATAGTACATCCTGATTTCTATGAACAAATAGGAACGAACACCCTGAAGGCGATAGCCGAAGGAGAGGAGGTAGTGATTCGCCTATATGGGGCGTAGAGCCGCCCAAACTAAATAGCCAATAAAAATATCATGGAGCCAAATGGGAACGATGCTTGTGCCTGTTATGGCTCCATTTTGGTATATAAGGAAAGGTGGTGAGGCAGTTGTGGCTAAAAAGGACCTGATTCCCGTGAGAAGCAAAGAGGAAGCAAAGGCAAGAGGGAGAAATGGTGGTCTAAAATCCGGAGAGGCAAGAAGGCAAAAAAAGAACATGAGAGAAATGGCAAAATCACTCATGGAAGCATCTGTCTCTAAGCAAATGGGAAATGTTCGAGACACCCTGAAGAGGATGGGCATAGATGAAAATGATATGACTTACCAAGCTGCTGTTGTTGTAAGGATGATTCAGAAAGCAATGGTCGATGGAGATGTAAATGCAGTAAGAGTTCTAGGAGAGCTAACAGGGGAGCTTAATAGATTCGGAGTTATAGATATTGACGAAGAAAAGATTATTGATGTGCCTTATCCAACAATCCTTATTCCTGAAAATGGAAGAGATGAACCAAAGCCTAATATGCTAGAGCCTCAAGCCGGACCTCAGACAATGTTTATGGCATCATCTGCTGACATAGTGATATATGGAGGTGCGGCAGGAGGGGGAAAGACTTATGCTTTGTTGCTAGAGATGTTGCGGCATAAAGACATAAAGAATTTCGGTGCTGTTATTTTCAGAAAGAACTTCACTCAGATTACCGCAGAAGGAGGATTATGGGATTCAAGCGTAAAGTTATATACGCAGGTTCCTGATGCTGAACAAAGAAAGTCTCCAAAGCTTCACTGGAAATTCAAAGGAGGGAAGCTGACATTTGCCCACTTGGACAGAGAAGAGGATTTACAAGCCTGGCAGGGAACCGAGATTGCTTACTTGGGATTCGATGAGCTTACTCATTTCTCAAGACACCAATTTCTTTATATGCTTTCAAGAAACCGAAGCACTTGCGGAGTAAAGCCTTATGTAAGAGCTACTTGCAATCCGGATTCTGATAGTTGGGTTGCTGACTTTGTTTCATGGTGGATAAATCAAGATACAGGCTATCCCATAAGGGAGAGAAGCGGAGTTGTCCGGTATATGTGTGTTATCAATGATGTTATTTACTGGGGAGACACACCGGAGGACTTGGCCAGTAATCATGGTATAAATCCTGAAGAGTGCAAATCCGTAACATTCATTGCCAGTAAACTTGAGGATAACAAAATCCTGATGAAGTCGGATCCATCATACTTATCCAACCTGAAGGCAATGACAGAGGTGGATATGGAGAGATTGCTATATGGAAACTGGAAGATAAAGGCACAGGCAGGAAGATACTTCAAGAGGACTCAGATTCCTATTGATGGATATTACGAGAAGATTCCGGATGATGTTATTTATTGGTGCAGAGCATGGGATTTAGCGGCAACCGATGAAGATGAGAATGGAGATGCAGACTACACAGCAGGAGTTCTCATCGGAATAAGGAAAAACAACAGATACATTGTTGCTGATGTTATCAACAAGCAAGTCAAGGCAGGAGATGTGGAAAAACTTATCCGCACGACTGGCTCTTCTGATAGAAAGAAATATGGATTCAGTTATAGGGTTAGGATTCCGCAGGATCCAGGTGGTGCAGGAAAGATTGTTGCAAAGCAATATCTCAATGGATTATCAGGATTCGATGTAAAGGCTGAACCTGTTTCCGGAAGCAAGGAACTCAGAGCGACACCATTTGCGGCACAGTGGCAAAACGGATTCGTTGATGTGCTGATTGCGGAATGGAATGAGATGTACTTTAGCCAGTTGGAGTCCTTCCCTGAATCAAAGCATGATGATATGGTCGATGCCTCTTCTGATGCGTTCAATGAACTTACAGAATGTAGATTCGATATAGATTCTCTACTATAGGGAGAATAAATAAAGCAACCACTAAGCCTGGACCACAGGCTTTTTTGTTTGCGGAAAGGGGAAAAGTTAGTGGAAAAAAAACAAATAGAATTACTCAATAGAATCAATCAAGCCTGTCGAGGGGCAAAGATATTAGATTCTCTGCAAGGTTCATTTCGTGGGGATGGATATTCCAATCTCCTGAACAAGTACGGAACAGCACAGGACAATGGCACAAGCTATAGCTATGACCAAGAGAAATATGTGAATGATTCCGAGCTAATCAATCTGTATGAAGGGAACGGACTGTTTGCCAAGATTATAGACAGGCCTTCAGATGAATCAGTAAAACATGGTTTAGACATTGACTACGGAGATGAGAGCATATCCGAGTATGTGGAGGAAAGGCTTGACGATCTGGACTTTGAAGATAAGTTCTCTACTGCTGAGAAATGGGCAAGGCTATATGGAGGCTCAATCATTGTTATGTTGTGTAACGATGGTGGAGGATTGGAAGAACCTCTTGACTGGGACAAAGTAACTTCCATTGATGAACTTGTTGTTTTCGAGAGAGCTGTCGTGACGGAGGATTATTCCGGAATCTATAGATATGGGATTGAAGAAACCCTTGATGATGAAGTTCCAATCGGACAGCCAATATACTACCATGTAAATTCAATCCATGGTTATTTCACTGTTCACTATACCAGGTGTTTACTATTCAGGAATGGAAGATTACCTGAACAGACAACAAGTTCTCTTTATAGGCACTGGGGTATGCCTGAGTATGTGAAAATCAGAGAGGCACTTAGGGAATGTGTTACTGCCCATTCTAATGGCACGAAGCTATTGGAAAGGTCGGTACAGGCCATTTACAAAATGCAGAACCTTGCATCATTGTTAAGCTCTGAGAGTGGAGAGGACAAGGTATTGCAAAGGCTTCAGGTTATTGATATGGCACGAGGAATTCTAAACTCTATTGCGATAGATGCCAATGGAGAGGATTACGATTTCAAGACTTTGCCAATGTCCGGGGTAAAGGATGTTATTGATACCACTTGCAATATGCTTTCTGCTGTTACCAACATTCCTCAAACCATTTTGTTTGGTCGTTCTCCTGCCGGAATGAACTCTACCGGAGACAGCGATCTGGAAAATTACTACAACATGGTAGAAAACATCCAAAAGCAGAACATGAAGAAGAATATAAGAACATTGATTAACTTGATTTTGAAGCAGGGATTCCTTGAAGGTGATATTCAGGATATTCCTAAGTTCAAAGTCAAGTTTTCTGCTTTATGGTCTCTGTCTGATACAGAACAGGCAGACATTGCACAGAAGAAGGCACAGACAGAACAAATCAAGGCTCAAACAGCACAGGCCTATATTGATGCAGGAGTTTTGGATGCTTCTGAAGTGCGGAGGTCACTCGCTACCGAGGGAGAGTTCGAGATTGAGGAGGTTATTACGGAAGATGATATTGAGCTTCCTGAAGATACCTTTTCA